AAATTTTAGAACCTGGTTATAAAGAAGTGCAGGTGGTAGGCAATGGAGATTTTGATGTGAAGATTATCAACTATATGAAGTATTCACATTGCAATCGATAGTTTGCGAAAACTCACTATTTTAAAATCCATTATATAATTTTATTGTAGGAAAAACGCATATGAACAGACTTGAAAAAATGGAACTTCACTTGAAAAATCATCCTAACGATTATCAAACTGCAATCGCTTTTTTGAAGTATCGTAGCAAGGAATTTGACAAGGAAAGAAAACATAAACAAGACCAAATGCGAAAAGATATAGCCATGTATAAAAGGAGGCTTAAAAGTGCAGAATAAACACTCTAGCGACAGTATAGCCGAAGATTTGATACGTGCTTTCACACAAGTAGGAAATACCGAATTACATACGAAGACACTACTAGAAAAGCGTGTATCTGAAATAGAAAATGGCATGATTGAAGACGATCAAATTTCTGATCAAATGGAAATCATCAATGAGCTTAAAGAAGATTTAGAAGCACAAGCTCAGACACGTAGAGAACTCATGCTTTATTTGTACAGGCTTTATGGAGAAAAAGGCAATAAGGAATATTGGTGTGTGATAAAACACTTGTCATACGCTATGTACACAACCTTTGAAGCATATCAAGCGAGCAATAAAGACGAAGAATTACTTTCTTTGTATTTGCAGATTAACAAAATGTTTATTAAGGCATTATCGCAATTCCTAGGTGTAACAATCACGGAATGCAGTGCTTGTTTTGGCGATATCCTTAAAGCCGAAATGAAAGGAGACGAACAATGAGTCTAAATCCACAAGTATGTAAAAAAAGCTACAAAGTACACATACCTATGATGGGTGAAGCGTGTGAATTTTGGCTTATTACAGTAACGGACGAACAATCTATTACAAACCCTGATAAAGACCACGCTTATTTAACAGATGATGGAAAATTATTTGTGTTTAACGGAGATTCATTGGTTCGAGTAAATTGCGATATATGTTTTACGCAAGAAGAAAGAGAAAAATTAGAAGGAATTGAAGAGAACGCTAATAATTACACATTGCCTGAAGCAGATTCAAACCATTTAGGTGGAGTTGTCTTAGGCTATACACAAAGCGGAAAGAATTATCCAGTGGTAAAAGATTCTGACGGAAGAATTTATGTGCAAGTTCCATGGGTAGATTATTCATTGCCTAAAGCAGAAGATGATCAATTAGGTGGAATCAAGACAGGATATAAACAGAATGGTAAATATTATCCTGTGAAAGTAGATACTGATGGAAATGCGTATGTTCAAGTTCCATGGGAAGATACAAACACTGTCTATGAAGTTGTATCAAAAACTTCTAACGGACTTGCACCAATGTTACCGAGTGACGAAAACGCTAGTAAACGCTTTTTAAATGGAGACGGAGAATGGGCAACACCAAGTGGATATACATTGCCAACGGCTTCTGCTTCTACTCTAGGTGGTGTAAAGATAGGAGAAAACATCACGATATCAAGTGGAACAATAAGTATAGATAAAGATGATGTTACTGGTGCTTTAGGTTATACACCTCCTACAACAAATACAACGTATACAGTCGCAACAACTTCTAAGAATGGTTTAATGAGTTCCACTGATAAAGCAAAAGTAGACAATCTAAGAAGAATTTATAAAGGCACTTCTGCTTCTGCACCAAGTGATTGGGTAGACGGAGATATTTACGTTCAATACGAGGAATAATCTATGGCATATGGAAGTAATCATGAATTAGGTTGGATTGAAGCGTGGTCAAACGGACATTATCGTGTATCAAATTATGTAGCATATAAACAAGATTTAGAAAACAGAAAACTTGAAATCACCTTGGCAAATCAACAGTGTTGTTCATTAGATAGTTTTCATACATTTCATAATGATGAGGGTGTAAACAATGGATATGGTTGGCAATCTATGGGAGGACAAGTTGTTGATGTAAATGATGCAGTTAATGTTCCTGCAGGAGGGTGTTGGTCACATAATGGTGATCGATACGCTAATGTTGAAGTCAAATATAACGATGACGGAAGTGTTCCTGATATTCTGATGTCAACACAGTTTATAGCTGGCATAAATCAATATGATACCCCTGAATTTGACTGGACAACAAAAAATATCAAAAGTTATTTTCCAACGATATCTGCAAAGCCTGACCCTCCGAAAGCACCAACTGTTTTAAAAACAACAGATATCACGATAAATCAAGCAACATTGACATGGAACGCTATTTCTGGAGCAAACACTTATATTGTCGCTACTGGTTTAAATACAGACGGGGCACCTTTTTATGAATCGTATTCTTCTACAAACGAATACTTATTTACTCGATTGGTTGAGAATACCGAATATAAATGGAAAGTAAAAGCCGTTGACGATTACGGACAACAAGGCGAATATTCATCAGTCGCTACATTTAAAACACTTTCATCACAAGCAAAAGTAAAAGTCAATGTTGGTGGAACTATGAAAACAGGTAAAGTTTTTGTGAATGTAAACGAACAAATGAAAAAAGCTAAAAAGATATATGTCAATGTAAACGGACAGGCAAAGGAGGTCGTATAGAATGGAAGATTTTGAATGTTTGACAGAATGCCAAGAAACAGAATTTGAGGGGAAACTAGACCCTGCTCAAAATCCTCCTAAATTCGTAACAGAACAACAGTCCTAGAATGACTTAAAACTTATCTTAGATTGAGAGGAAACGATATGGATTTTATCAATCAAATCATGCCAAGTCTAGTAGACTTCATTGCAGTTGTTGTTGGATGTGGATTGATGTATGCAGGGCAGTATGTCAAAAAGCTGTATAACAAGTATGTAGACAATGAAACCAAAAAAGATGTTGTCAATACAACTGTTCAGTATGTCGAACAAGTCTATCAAGACATTCACGGCGAGGAGAAATTAGAAAAGGCATTGGAAAGGGCAAGCAAACTTTTACAAGAGAAAGGAATAACCATTTCCAATACCGAACTTGAAACATTGATTGAGAGTGCAGTATGTGGTTTTAACGATGGTTTCAATAAAGCCTAATGAATGGAGCACAACTATTTGACTTATCGCAAAC